GCAGTGCTCACGTTGTAGGCCATGACGACCCCTCCTCGCTCACTTACCCTGGCGCTGTTCGGTTCCGGTGCGACCCTCAGGATTCTCTGGGGTCGGCTTGCCGGAAGTCACTCCAGCCACCGTGTAATGCTCATTCGGAGTTTCATCGGCCTGCTCGCCAATGAAACCCTTCGCAACCGCAGCAAGCCAGACCTTCTGCTCGTTGCCAGGCTCGACGCCTAGCTTCTCTTCAGGGTCAGCGTGCTTGACGGAAACGAAGCCCTTCGCATTCGCCTCATCGGCGTATTCGCGTGCAGGAGCGGAATGCTCATCCTGCACCGGGCCACCTGTAGATTCCACGACCCGCGCCTTCAGTTCAGGTGTGCCATGCCCAGCGCTTGCGCTCTGGGAAAGCTTGGCATCCTCAGGAAGGTTCGGCTCGTTCTGGGGCTCCTCGGCGGGAGCCTTCTTGGCTGTCGCCATGATGGAGTTCTCCTACTTCTTGGGAGTCTTCTTCTTGCAGTTACCCATTGGAATCAGTCCCGGGAAACTTCGACGAAGACCGTGCCACCTGGGTCAGCGATGCCGGTGCCGTTGAAGACCGACTTCACTTCGAGGATGTCGCCCGCGACGAAGGAAGTCGCCAGAGCGACACCCGAAAGCGGGATGGCGTTCTCGTCGAAGGCAGCGGAGTTCGTGCCCGAGTTGTAGGTCAGAGTCGCCATGACTGTTGTGCCCGCGCCCGCCTGGCCGTGGTTCACCACGGAGATGGTGCGGTTATTGGTCGCCGCGCCCGTGATGGCCGCAACGGGAGCGTAGGTCACGCTCGTGACGGTTCCGTCAAACGGAACGCGGATTGTGCCGGAAGCGCTCGCACCAGTAGCGGATGCGGGCAGTTCGGCCTCTAGCTTGATGACAAGTGGCGCTGCGCCGGAAGGCATAACGGTTTCTCCTGTTCAGGATGGGTTGTCGAGAACCCGGGGTCATTTCTGACCCCGGGTTACTCAATCAGGCGTTCTTGAGGACCGCAGCCGGGTAACGGCTCGCCTCAACCGGCTGGTCGTTGTTGATGATGTTCTTGACGACCCATCCAACGCGGAAGGTCAGACGCACAGCGGTCATGTCCTGCTGAGCTAGGTTGTAGATGATCTGGCCAGTGTTGTCCTGGATGACGGCCTCAGTCAGAACCTTCATCGTGATGTCGGAACGGATACCGACCATGAAGTTCGACCAGTCGCCACCAAGAACCTGCGCAGCACCCGAACCAGTCGGCCACAGACCACGCATCGGGTAGGCGATCGGGTAACCGTCGACCGAGTTCAGGTCGCCGGAAACGCGGCCCGGGTCGGTGCGCTCACCGGTCGTCAGGCGGTTCTTACGGAAGAGAGGCTTCGCCGCGATGGACGAGATGAAAGCGTTGACAGAGTAACCGTCGGCCTCAACCTTGCCGTATAGGTCATCGATGTCGCCGAGGAATCCACCAGCGGCGGCAGCGTTCGTTCCGATGGTCACCGTGTTGCCAGCGGAAGTTGCAGCCGCGACAACGTTCGTCGGGAACGAAGCAGGGGCATTCGTGCCGAAGAAGACTGCCGAATCAAGGGTACGACCGAAAGCCTCGATCATCAGAGGCATCGCCTCATCCCATAGGTTCCGCTCAGCGACGTCGGCAACGACGTTGTCGGGGATGGGGAGGATGACCGCGATCTCCTCAACGGTCATGTACTTGTTCGACCAGCCCAGTTCAGTGGTCTGCTTCAGGCCAGTGTCTCCACTGACCCAGTAAGCCACGGGTAGGGCGTTCAGCACGGGGAACCGCAGAGTTCCGCCAGGAACTGGGATTCGACCGAATAGCTGAAGCGTTGCGCTCTGGTCAACGGCCTTCCCGAGCATCGCCGTCGAAACGGTCTCGGGAATGAGGGCCGCGACATCGGAACGCGATGTCAGCGAGTTGTAAACCACGTGAGACCTCCAGGGTCCGGAACTGGTAATCCGGCCCTGAAGCTCGGACTACCTCAACGACGACCGCGAGCGCGGTCAATAGCGTGGGAGAGGAAGATTCCCATGTCATCGGTCGTCGGAGGAGGTGTCCGTGATCCACCATCGAAGTTCGGCGTATCGGCCCTGCCGATTCGCTTCGCAAGACGCTTCGCGGTTTCTTCGATCTTTTCTGCGGGAATGTCTTCGAAGAAGCCTAGATCCTCTTCATCGAACTTGTACTTGATTCCCACACGAAGGATCTCTAGTTCACGCTTAGTAGCATTCGCCTCAGCCTTGGCTTCGTCACGCTCACGCTGGGAGGTTTCCACAGCCAACTGTGCGCGTTCTTCAGCCGAGAGAGCCGCCTGCTGCATCTCGTCAAACTTCTGTGCCTTCGGGCGCATTGCCTTCAACTGGTCTTCCATCTTGCGGAACTTCTGAAGTTCAGACCGAAGCTTTTCGGCTTCAGCCTTGTAGTCAGTTTCCGCAGGCTTCTGATCAGTTATTGGCGTTGTTCCCGGTAGCACCGGTGGAGTTGGACTTCCTTCGGTTCCGGCCCCTGCGGGTCCAGTTCCCTCTGGCGCTGCCTCCGACATTGCAACCTCCCGTGCGGGTGGTCCGAGAGCCCATGCGGGTCAACTCGGAAGTTCATTGCCAACCTTAGCCCATGCGGGTTTCCGGCTGTCCTTCAGAGAATATACCCGAACTCCCTGAGGAGCCGTACGGCCTCTTCCCGGCGTCCACGAGCATCGCGGTAGATCTGCCAAGGGGTCGGACGAAGAACGTTCCCGGCTCGACTACGCGCGAAGCCCCTTCGAGAGGTGCCCTCGCGCGTGTAGCGCCTTCCGTTATCGGCCGTGAAAAGTGCTCCCTTTCGCGTTGTCGCATTGACAATCTGATTTAGGTCAGCACCTTCACGAATCGCACGAGAGTTGGCTACCCCGAAGTACCTGTCCTGCTCTTCCTTGGTCAGGGAGTTGAAGTAGTCATATGGATTCGTTGTCAAATCGTTTTCCAACGATTCGATGGCTGGGATGTGCCTACAGTCGCACATCGGATGGCGCTCGAATCCATCATTCCACTTATAGAACCTTCCGGCCAAAACTGCGCATCGCGAACAGGAGGGAGGAGTGAGCATCCTGACCCATCCATAACGCACGTTCCTGAGGGAAGGTGGTCCAGTTGTGGTGTTGGCAGGTTCTACGTTGTCTTCTCGCGGTTCCGCTGCAACCAGGGCAACTTGGTCTGCTGCACGACCCGCATCACTGATTTGGGTCGAAGCAACCAAGGTGAGGAAGTCTGCGCCCGCCGAGAGAGCGGCCTGGGGCGAATCCCCACGATTCAGTCGTTCGAACGATCGCGCGACAGCCCCAACAAGAAGGCTTTCCAAATCGCGCCCATCAGACGAGATTCCAGCGAAGTTGAGAGCATTGATAGTCGGGACATCAACAGTCGCACCCTGGATACGAAGAGCATCTTCGACATACCTCCCAGCAGCACTTGCGACGGTTTCCTGACCCATCGAAAGAATCAGGAAGATTCGATGAGCAACGCCAGTAGTCCAGGACTGCACCAACTTCTTCGCATTCATCCCCCCCCAAGCGGCAAGGATCGCCGCGACGATGGCGGCACGAAGTTGAGCCTGTTCCAACTGATGCTGAGCAGCGAGGGCATAAACCGCCTCGGCGCGCGGATCAGCGGTCGGGGGTGGCGCCGTGACGTCAACGGTCATGAGGTCAACTTTTCAGTCCAAGAGATGAATTCGCCCTCTCGGATCGAAACATCCTCGTTAAATTCCTTGATACTTCCCCATGCTCGCCATGGATAACTAGAATCTTCAACGCCGGTGGTGCAAGCAACGATAAGGCCGATCGAGAACTCGATGCCTTCCCAGGTGATCCGTCCATCAGAAATGCGCTTGACCGTAAAGATCCTCATCCTGTCACTCCGTTGGGCTTGGAGACCTTCTGCTGGCTTGGCTTATTGCCCTGGCCCTGCCCGCCCGGAGTGCCCTTATCCATCATCTGCTGACCACCGGGGCCGTCGGTTCCAGTTGCGCCAGCGGCGCGGTACTTCTCCGTCATCTGGAAGAGACGATCTTGCTCCTTCTGTGCCTCCTCCTGTTCAGCCTTCCGCATCTCGCGGTAGCGCTGAATCTGGGCCTGGGTCATTCCAGTTAGCTCCCAAGCGCCTTCAACGGGGATCTCAAGGCCCTGACGCGCCTTGACGGCGGCATCCATGACTTCACCCTTGGTGCGATGCTCAGGGTCATGCCAGATGGTTTCCATCATGACGCCTGGATCTAGCTTGCCATAGCCGCCGATTTCGCGGGCAAGCCTGATGGCGCTCTCCAGGGCATTCGAATGTCCACGCATACGCTGACGAACCTTGGAAACGAGACCAGATTCGCTCGCCGCGAGGGTTTCTCCGTTGACGTTGGACATGTCGCCGAGGAGGTACTGGGCGGGGGTGCGTGTGCGCGAGGCGATGTGCTTGATGTCTTCCTGCACGGCCTCTAGGAGTTCCTTGACGCCGTCGGAATCGAACTGGCCGAAGCGAGCCTCAGGGACATCGGTGGTGATGACACGGTCGCGTCCGATATTGATGTCCGGCGTTGGGTTTCCGGCCTCATCCTCATGCGGCCAGCCGGAAATCCACTTCTGGCGGAAAGCGCCGAAGTCCTGCGTCATCAGGCGGTCGGCAATGGTCTTGACGATTCGGTCCTGGACATCGGTGACGTCTTCGAGTTCGCTGCGCCCGCCCGTCAGTAGACGAGGATTGTTCGGGGATTCGAAGAGTGGGACGACCCCTGTGGGATTCTTGGCGGGCCAGGTCTCGCCCGCAGTTTCCCGCTTGAACCATTCGGGAGCAACAAGGTTGATCTTCGATGCCAGCAATTCTGAACTAACGTCGGAAAGATTGCCCTTCTGGACGGGGTTGGTCTTGTACTTGTAGATTCCATTGGGAAGATAGAGAGTTGCATGAACTTCGCCGGTCCAGTCATCAACCCAGCACTTAAGGCCCGCCGCAGCGACACGGCGATTTGTCCCCGGGACGTGCTCAACGATGCACTGGGTGGGGTGCTCGACGTAAATCAGCGGAAACTTCTCGTCATCCTTGTTCGGGGCGACAAGTAGGTACATTGTTCCTGAGATGGATGCTTCTAGCAGACCCTTGTCGTACTCGGCATCCATGTCGTTGTACTGCCAGATCTTCCACAAATCTTCGTCAGCGGTGCCCTCTGTGTTATCAGAGAGACGGAATCCGTCAACGTTCATCCGTTCGACCTGGGCATCGACAACGAGTCCCATGAAGTTGGAACGGCACATCCGGAGCAGACGCGCGAATTCCAGTTGCGCATCTGGGTGAAGCCAAGGCAGCGGGAACTCGCCTAGGTAATACTGACTGTAGAAGTCGATTTCATCACGCCTCGCCAGTAGACGCCTGAATAGGCGCTGAACCCACCAATCAGGGCTCTGAATCACCAGTTCCGCCACAGTGGGCCTCTTCTCAGTTAGTACGAACGAGCGCGGCCCTTGACCCGGGAAAGCCGGGATGGGGTGGCCCACAGATTTTCTACGGTTAGGTCGCTGGCTGCTTCGTAGCCAAGGATAGTCGCCATCAGGATGTCGATTTTCTGGTGCTGATGAGGCTTCGTAAGGACGAACCGATCCTGCGGCTTCGCAGACTTGCGAGCCCGCAGAGCATGAGCCTTCGAAAGTGGATCAGGATCATGCGTTGCGCGCTGAGTCTTCAGGTCGTTCTTGAAGCGGACCAAGGCCGAATACATGGGGATGATTCGGTAGGTAGCCCAAGGAACGACCACAGGATCGTCATCGGTGTTGTACTTAACAATCCATTCGTCGATTTCCGATTCCCAGTCGTGCGGGTCGCAGTATGCTCGACGAACCTTGTACTTTCGGAAGATGTCATCGATTGCGGCATTAACTTCGCCGCGCGGAATCTCTCCTCCCCATTCCTTGGGATTCCAGTACGTTGGGCGCTTATCTGGTCCATACTGGGGAATGAAGGAGAATCCATCATCCGTCGTCAGGGAGATGGCCGTCCAGTCATCATTGTCCGAACCGTCGAAACCTAGGGCAACCGATGTCTTTTCTGGGACGATGCGAGAACGTTCCGCTGCCTCCCAGTCAGTTTCGTCTAGGAATGCACCTAGACCAGCAACGATCCGATTTCCGTAGAATCGCTCAGCCTGCGCCGGGTCGGTGAGCATGATCTCGGCACATTCAGCTTCGATCGAACCTAGGTCAATCCAGTGCGAACCTGCATAGACGGTACGGAAAATCTTACGACGATCTTCCTTGTTGGTAAATCGCAGGTGACTAGGGGCAAGGCGGTGCAGACGGAAGATGTCCTTGCGAACGAGCGCAGCCTCAGCAGTCTTCTGTGCAACTGAGTTTTCTGCGGGGTCCCAGGCATTCGTGGTTTCTGCCGTTCGACCCTGCATGCCGGAGGCACCACGACGCTGAGTCTCAGCAACCTTATCCATCTTGTTCTGCTTGAGCCAAATACCCGTCTCGTCCTGCGGAACGAAGGTAACGCGCTGACCAAGTCGGGACTGGTTCGAAGATGTGACCGTATCGATCCGTCCACCACCAGGAAGGCGAATCATCTCCTGACCCGTGCTGAGGATGATGTCGTTCAGCGGACCATACTCAATCATGGGCCGCAGGGCATCGTAAACGTTTCCAGTCTGTTCCTCAGAGAAAGCCGTGATCTGAATCAGAGGCGTGGCCCAGGTGTCACCCTTGGGCTCTCCTGCGCGATAGTTGTAGACCCACCCGCATAGGCAGCCATGGTCGATGCATCGGTACTGTTCGCCGTATTCCGCCCAACCCGCGAAGAGAGCGGGCCCAACTGCCTCCAGGCAGACGTGGGCGGCCGTCATGGGCCCCTTTCCAGCCTTCTGGGGCATGACGACCTGCGCACGCCGGTAGTAGAACGCTGGGGCCCCAATAGAGGGCCTTTCATTGGTTGGCAGCGGAGCGCCCCGCTTGATGCGGTAAAAGTTCTGGAAATACCAAGCCTGCCAGTCGGCGAGGATGTATGGATTTCCACGCTCATGACGGTCCGGAATGACGCAGTGACGCTCAATCCAGTCGAGAGCAACCCAAAGAACCGGGAAGTCGACTAGAAACTCATTCTCAGTCGTCGCTGGTGCCGGACTCATACTCATCCTCGCTCACGTCGTCAGCCGCTGGCGTAACGACGGTAAAGCGGTCACGAACGCTGCTCGCCGAGGAGATCGGCACCGGCGTCCCGGCTGGCGTAGATTCCGGCGCAGGCTCCTCTTCGGGGTCAACAATTCGAACCTTTGCCGCTAGAAGCGCAGGAGTCGTCAGAAGTAGGGAACCGGCCATCCGCTCAGCGGCAGTCTTCTCCGTGACGAATCCGCCAGGCTGCATCGAAGAGATGAACAACCGGCAATACATCGCAACCTGGAGTTCATTCTGGTCACGAATCCACAGAGTTGCCTGCGGCTTCCGCCATAGGTCAATCCAGAGAGCTAGCTCCTCATCGGAGGGCTCTGGGACATATGCGGGCCAGTCTGGCGTTTCCTTGTCTGCCCTCGCGTTGCTTGGGATTCGGGTCCATTCCGCGCCAAGCTTCGCGCTCCGCAGCGAATTCGGGTTCGCGGGCGGGCCATTAATCCTTCCAAGCGCTGTCGCGCGTGGGCTGCCAGCCATGTTCTCCTCCTCGGGTAACTTCCCTCGATCATAACGGGGGCATGGCTGAGCCCCCGGCGCGAGGGGTCGAGGCGCGCACCGGGGGCTCTGAGGACAAGGCTACTTGATCGAGCAGTCGTCGAAACCGATAACGCCGAGATCCTGTCCGGTCACAGTTCCGACGAGTGTGTACTTCTTGCCGTTCTCCACCTTCTCTGCCTGCGATTCGTCAGAAAGTCGGCAAGAAACCTGGGTCAGCGAGAATTCCTTCGTAGTGATGTCGCCGAAGGACAGATTGTCATCATTGACGTTCATCAAGGTCGCAGTCATCTGAATCCGCTTGCCCTTGTACTTCTTGTCAGCAGCCACCTTGTTCTTGTCATACGCATCACCGAGCACCCTCGCATCCTTCAGGATGACGAGAGTGGCCTGCGGAGCCATAGCGGGCTTAGTGGACGCCACGGCGGGAGGAGCAGAGCGCACTTCGGCCGACTTCGAGCCCGAGTTCGAAACGACGCCGATGATGAGACCAACGACGAAAGCGGCGATGAAAGCCAGAGTCTTCCCGACCCAGCGCCGCTTCTTCGGAGGAGGCGGAAGCGGAACTATGGCTGTCGGGTAATTGGCTGGGCCGCTCGGAGGGAAAGGATTGGTCATGACCGAATGGTCGACCCATCATTGAGAATCTGTCAACTCACTCACCTGCGATTACATCGCCCGCGTCCCCTTCCTGGAGAACTATGGCGATCATGTTCGAGATGTAGTCGTTTCGGACAAAGTTCATGATCTCGAATCTCCTGGTCCCGTTTGACCGTTCTCCTCCC